ATTATGAATGTACTGCTGCTCATTATTGTGATTGATTTTTGGAAAAATTGCAGGAGTAAGGCGGCAAAAGTTGGATTTGGTATTATGTTAACGGTATATGTTCTTGATATTTTATCACTGATTGGAGGTGCAGTATGTTAGATCGTAGAAAAACACTGTGTAATGGTAAAATCGTTGTTATCAATTTTAAAAAGTTAAACCCGCTCGATTTTGAGCCGGTGCATCATTTAGACGAGAGGAGCATTAAAGACGAACTTGCCCTGTGTGCGCCAGATGGTCGCATTTACATAAATTCAAAGAAGAACGAATCAGGGATTGTTTCAAGTGTGTTTGAACTTCTCATGAAAGAAACTAGGCAAACCTTATTAGAATATCAAGCTTTTATAGGAAAGCAGTACCCAAATATTAAGACATTTGATGATTTTATCACATGGTCAGAGAAAAATAAAGATGGTGAATCCCGTGTACAGGCGTTTACACTTCTTATGATCCCGATTGAGTTACGGCGGCGTGAAATTGAACATTCTTATAACGGGAAGATTGTTGATTTTCCATCATAAGCAATTGCAATAGCCATATTAATCATTGTATAATTTAAAAGAGAGCACAAGATGCCGTAGTACAAGGAAAAATCCGAGGTATTACGGCATTTTTCATTATATATAGATGCCAGATTCCATTGAGAACAGAGCACAAACCCTAAAAGGTGGTGTAGTAAATCAATGGAGTTAGAAAGTTTACAAATACAGATCACATCTGATGCTCATAATGCCACAGCCGCTATTAACAATTTAATAAGTCGGCTCACTTCTTTGAAAACAGCATTGAGTGGATTCAATAACATTTCTTTTGGAAATATCGTGGCCAGTGCTAATAGTGCAAATAGCAGCTTCCGGTCATTAACGACTACGATATCAAATTTATCACAAAATATGAGAACTGCTAAAGGCAGCATGACGGAATTAGGAGGAAGATTATCTGAGATCAGAGTTGATAGTTCTGCGGCATCTTCCATAGAGACTGTTGCTGCAGCAATTCGTAAGCTCGGTAGCAAAACAATAGTGACTGCAACACGAAATTTACCGGAGTTAACGGTTACTTTGAGAAATTTTGCAAAAGAGATAAATGAACTTGGAATTGTAAATTTTGATACAGCCAGTATGACGGGGTTTATCTCATCAATAGCAAAGCTTGGAGGCAAAGCATCTACACAGGCTACAAAGAATCTGCCTACGATTTCTGCACAGTTGCAGAATTTTGTTCGACAGATGAATCAGATAGGCTCGTTTAGCTTTGATATGATCAATCTTTCACAAATGGTTGCCGCCATTGGAAAACTGGGTAGTGTGGCATCTGGAAGAGCAGTAAATAACATTCCTCTGCTTGCAAGGAATCTGAAAGAGTTGTTCGTTACTCTTTCAAGTGCACCAAATGTCAGCGGAAACATCATCCGTATGACGGAAGCTTTGGCAAATCTTTCTACAGGATTGGGCCGGACACGGGGTGCGACCAGCAATGCATCAAGCGGGATGAATTTATTTGGCAAAAATGTCGACAGTGTACGGATCAAGTCGTTTTCTCTTGCGTCTGCAATCGGAAAAGTGTATGCAACGTATTTCTTGCTATTCCGAGGGATTGAAAAAATAAAGGATGCGATTGACATATCATCTGCCGTTACTGAAGCTGACAATGTTGTAAGACAGGCGTTTGGAAAATACGAAAAACTTGTTGATGATTTATGCAGAGTTTCCATCAAAAAGTTTGGAATGTCGGAATTGTCCGTAAAACAATTCGCCGGAAGATTTCAATCATTAGGAACGGCATTGGATATACCACAAGGTAAAATGGCAAAGATGGCAATCAAACTAACGGAATTAACCGGAGATCTCGCTTCATACTATGACGTGAGTCAAGAAGATGTTGCCAAGAGTTTGCAATCGGTGTTTACCGGTACTACAGCGCCTATGCGACGTTATGGAGTTGACTTAACGCAAGCGACCTTAAATGAGTGGTTGATGAAAAAAGGCATTGATGCAAAAGTAAAATCAATGAATCAAGCACAAAAAGCTGTTGTGCGCTATGAATATACACTTGAACGAACAAAAGCGGCGCAAGGAGACTTTTTAAGGACGAGTGATAGTTGGCATAATACTCTAACTGTGGTAACAGAAAGCTTTAAGGACTTAGGAAAAACAGTCGGAGATATTGCTATAAATGCATTCAAACCGTTTCTTAGGGTTTTGGGTATTGTGGCAGAAAAAGTAAACTCGTTTGTCGAGATGGTATTAAATGCCCTTGGATCAATATTTGGTTGGAAATTTGAAGTTAGTAAAAAAGGTGCATCTGGGCTTGCTGACAGCCTAAATGGTGCATATGATTCCATGGACAATTTAAGTAATGCGGCAGGAAGTGCAGGAGAGAACACAGGTGGTATAGCAAAGAATGCCAAGAAAGCAAAAAAGGAAATCCAACAGGCAACGCGTGCATTTGATGAATTAAAGGTTATTTCAAAGCAGAGCAAAGATAACACTTCCGGTTCTGGAAGTGGTGGGAGCGGTGGAAGTGGTGGCGGTTCTGGTTCTGGTGGTTCTGGTGGTGGAGATACCGGAACATGGGTTGAAACTCCTAGTGCGTTTGAAAAATTCAAATCCAGTATCAAAGACCTTGAAGGACTTGGAGTTGAAATAAGAAAAGCCCTTGTTAAAGCCGTTGGAGGCATTGAGTGGGATAAAATATACGCTAAGGCATCCGGCTTTGGAACAGGACTTGCGGAGTTCCTTAACGGTTTGTTTTCAGAAGATAAAAATGGAAATAGCGTATTTACCGCAACTGCAGATGTGATTGCAGGAGCGTTGAATACTGCAATATTTGCATCAAAGGGATTTACGGATAAATTTAAGTTTGAAACATTCGGAAAGAATGTGGCTCACGGATTTAATCGGTTTTTCAAGAAATTCAAGTGGAAACAGTGTGCAGAAGCTATCAACGGATGGGTTGATGGTTTTTGGAAGTTTGTTCGAGGATTCTTTGATGATTTGAGTTGGAAAGATATTTTTAATGGATTAAAAACTTTTCTTACGAATTTATCACCGAGTACCATAGCAACGATAATTGGGGCGAGAGCATTTAGCAGACTTGGGAAAAACTTCTATAAGTTAATAAAGAGTGCTATAACAAAGAATCTTGATAAGAAATTAAGTAAAGCGATAACAAAAAAACTAAGTTTGGTAAAATTGGGAGGTGGCATAGCCGGAACCCTTGCAACAGGTTTTGTAATTGCAGCCACAATTACAGTCGCAGTGCAGTTTTCTAAGGACTTTAAAGAATGGATAGACAATATTAAAAAATACGGATGGGTCGAGGGAAGAAAAAAAACTGCCAGAGATAACAAGGCTAATCCATATAATAACGGAAGAGCGATTTCGGATAAAGATGTTGAAAATTATGAAGAAAGCGAAAAAGCGTGCAAATGCAAATTCTGCTAATCCGTATAATCCAAATAGCAAGTATTCGGAAAAAGTGGGAAAAATAAAAAATGCCGCAAACCCATATGATGCGAACAGTGTAAAATCCCACAAAACGCTTGAATTCCAAGCTAAAATAAAGACAACAGCATCTGAATTATGGAAGAAACTAAAGTCTGATTGGGATAAGATAAAAAATAAATATGCAGACTTTAAAGCTAGGGTAAAAGATAATGCTAAAGAGTGGTGGGAGAATACCAAGGAATATTGGTCTAAAAAAGTCGGCAAAGTAAAAGAATTTACTACAGATGTAAAAGACTCCGCTAAAGAATGGTGGAGTAACACTAAGAAATATTGGGGTCAAAAAGTTGGACAAGTTAAGAAATTTACAACCGCAGTCCAGAATGATGCATCTAAGTGGTGGAGTAACACTAAGAAATATTGGGCAGAGAAAGTCGGTAAGGTAAAAGAATTTACTACAGGCGTTAAAAATAAAGCCGGTGAATGGTGGTCTAATGTTAAAAAATGGTGGGAAAGCACTACGGCAGGAAAAGAGGTAAAGAGATTTACTGTAAACGTCAAGAAAGCCGGTGGAACATGGTGGAAAGATGTAAGCAACGAATGGAAAGAAAAGGTTATCAATGCAGGAAGAACATTGAAAATCGGCATTTCATTTGCCACAAATGCACTAAAGAACCTCTGGTCTAGTGTATCTACATTCTTTAGTGGAAAAACCGTAAATGTAAAAACAAAAGGTTCTGCAACAAAGAAAGCCGATGGCGGTGTATTCTCTGGTGGAAGTTGGAAACCGATTAAGAAATACGCAGTCGGTGGATTGCCAAACATGGGGCAGATGTTCGTTGCGAGAGAAGCGGGTCCGGAACTTGTCGGTACGCTTGGCGGTCATACGGCAGTAATGAATAACGACCAGATCGTGCAATCTGTATCAGACGGAGTATATCGAGCAGTGTTGGCGGCAATGAGAGGGCAGAAAACATCATCCGGAAGTCAGCCGGTACAGATTGTGCTTGACGGAAAAGTTATCTTCGATAGCACACGACAAAGCGCACAGGAATACTTTAATCGCACCGGAAAGTCGCCGTATCCGGTATAAAATAATGACGTTTGCCCTTGTTTGTGATACAATATATAAAAATCATAGACAAGGGTGCATTATTCACCGGAAAGGGGATACATATGAAAGGGATTAAGAAAATTTTTATGGTTGCGGCATTATCTTTTTCAATGCTGGCAACAAGCGTTTCTGTTCAAAATGTTGTCGGAACGCAGG